GATGCAACTTTACATTGATGGGTTTCGTAGTCAGAATAAGGACTTGGTAAGAGACTTAACAGAGGCATCCTGGTATTATGCCTTTATTTTACTCGGTAATAGAATGATGAATTCTGATAGTCTCCTTGTAGATATCCAGTTAGTCAAAGATATGAAAATAAAGACAGAGGCTTATGGGTTCTGTTCTGTTATGGGGACCATGGCTAAACCAAGAGAATTTCAAATCGAACTTGATAGCAGTATGGAACATGAACGTGGGCATCTTTTGACTTGGTTAGCACATGAGTTTGTTCATCTAAAACAATTCTTGAGAAAAGAACTTTATGACTACGACGATAACACAACACAATGGAAAACCAAACGATACAAACTAAACACAATTACATATGATGAAGCACCGTGGGAGAAAGAGGCCTATAAGTTAGAAGGTAAGTTATACAACGCATATATGGAGCAATATTATGAGTGAAAGTGAAGAAACTAAATATAGATGTTACTATACGGCCGAGTGGCCTGTAGACGAGTATGACCGTCCCGGTGGTCTCTACTCACTGGCGGACTTGCCCGTCGTCCAACAAAAGAAGTTGGTAAGACGTGGATTGGTCTTAGCAAGAAACAGAGAAGATACAAAGTATCAGGTGAAAGATATGGACCTTAGTTGTGAAGTTTGGGTCCTGAAAGAAGATGTTACAATAGGCGAAGTTCACAACGGCGATGCCTGGACAGATTGGAGAAAAAAGAAAGGTGAGATTGAATAGTTTGAAATTTTACAAGGCCTTATTGGTTTCTGTTTTGTTTAGCTTGAGTATGTTATACTTGAGCACGGCAAAGGCAGGTGATGTACAGTGGAGCATCAACTTGGGTTGGTTGTTTAGTGTTCCACACAACCCCTATCCACATCATCCCGTTCCGAATCATGGTCATGGTCACGGACATTCTGCATATGTTGACTGTGTAAGTTATTATATGTCACATGGTTGTAATCAGTATGGTTATAACTGTGTACGATACCCGCAGAGTCAATGTGTAAATGGTCGGTTTGTCGGTCCATACGTTATACCGCCCCAATATGACCATCACGGTACTGTCCATGTACATAGTCCAAGCTGTTATCAACCGCACTGGCATGGACATATGTCACACACACATCATACGAATGGGCACCAACAACATTGGCATGGAGATAGGTAGTGAAACGAGAAAAGTAATCTAGTGGGAGTAGCGATCCCATTAGATAGTTGTAAATTGCAATAATAGGAATAAAAGTCCTACACATACAGTAGGCAATATTATAGAGAAAAATCTTACCTAGAGTATTATGTAATGATGAGCCACGGGCCAACTACATAATCAGTGAGTCCTCAAGTGCCCCCTCTCCCGTAAAGATTGGGGGCCTTGCTGCGTCTGCGGTTTGTATAAATAGATAAAACTTTGAGGACATATATATGACTGCAATAATCTCACCTAGAGAGTTTACTGAATCGGCCACGTTACTACGTGGTTTTTTTTTGGCCAAAGGCTTTCAAGAGGTACATACACAAAATAGATTGAGCATCCTGGCCGCCTGCGAAGACCCGGAAACTGTAGCAACTTACAATTATAATGGAGAGGTATGGCCTCTCCCACAAACCGGCCAAATGTGGTTGGAGTATGAGCTTTTACGAAACCCCTCATCGAAGGGGTTTTTTTGTATGAGCACATCTTATAGACAAGAACCAAATATAGTAGAAGGTCGTCACGAAACTATTTTTCCCATGTTTGAGTTCGAGGCACCCGGAACTGTGTCGGATTTGGAGGAACTTGAAAAGGAACTTCTTGAGCACGTTCAGTTCTGTGCAAGAGACCAAGTGGTGGCCAAGGACTACAAGGACTGGGCCGAGACATTTCATGTTGAGGAGTTAGACCACGACCACGAAAGAGATATGTGTCGTAGCTGGGGTGGCCGCCCTTGTATGATAAAGAACTTCCCCAACTATACAAGTCCCTTCTGGAACATGAAACAGAACGGTGACGGAACTGCCGCCAAGATAGATGTTATCATCATGGAACAGGAAACTATAGGTTCAGCTGAAAGGTCGTCAGATAAAGATGAGATGCGAAATATGTTTCATACTATATCTGATGGACTATATGCAAACTTACTTTTTGGACTGTTTGGTAAGAATAGAGTTGAGAAAGAACTAGATGAGTTTCTGGATCACGACTTTATTCCCAGATACGGAGGTGGCATTGGGATGACCCGATTTATACGAGCAAAGCAGATGTATAATGTTAGGGATGTGATAAAAAATATGCACTAAAAAAATACTCCGGGATATGCTAACTTGGTAAAGCAGCCCTACCGTTTATAGGGTGTTGACTATTGCGAAAGCAGTCAAGTGGTTGTTCGAGCCAACCTCCCGGAGCCAAAACTCTATTTAGTATTTTCATTATAAATATTGTATATGAATAATACTGAATTCTTTGGACGTGATGGAACTGTACTCGGAATGGGAGTTGTGGAAGATCGTAATGACCCGAGCAAGATGGGTCGAGTGAAAGTCAGATGGCTTGGATACCACACCGAAGATAAAATAAAAATTCCCACAAAAGATTTACCTTGGTGTCAGTGCATGATGCCTGTAGGTGGTCATTCTATGTCAGGGGTGGGTGAAAGTAATCCCGGCATTGAGACAGGTACTTGGGTAGTTGGGTTCGCCCGTGATGTCGACCTGATGCAAGATTGGATTGTGTTGGGCACTCTTCCTGGTAAGAACGTGCGACCTTCTCAAGGTGAAGATGAGATTCTAAAGGGCGATGGTATCAAGGGGTCCTGGGGTAAGAGTAGAGATACAGATAAAAAAGGTTTCTTTGACCCGACATTTCAAACAGGATCTAATGTTCAGAAACTATATTTGGATGAGTTACCATTCCCGCCTTCAAGAGTTACTTTCGTATCTACCGACGGTGGTTCTATTACTCCCGTTGCAGATTATCTAGAACCTCACGCCAACTGGGGTGATGGTGCAGTCGACCGTATGAAGATGTATGGTGATGAGATAATTTATGGTACAGCTGTTTCATATACTAAAGCAAGACACGCCGCTCTTGATTTACCTAAAGGTAGTGCAAAATCTTTTTCTCAAGTAACTCATACTGATGCCCTATATGAAACTTTTGGAACTACTAGGAGACTAGTTGGTCCCCCTACAGATTCACCTAACTTTTGGAATCAAACTGGCTTCGCAGATAACGAGAATAGTGTCAATCTGGGTCATGTTATTTCTACAGGTTATTATGATGGGGATGATATGACTTATCCCTATATATCTGAGGTTGGTATAAATCATAGAACACCATATCCACGATTAGAGTATTGTCAGAAAAAATCTATAAAGGACTTGTATGGTCCTTCTATGTATAACAGAATAAAGGCATTATATGATGATGGGTTTGTAAGAGATAAGGTGGGTGGTAAAAGAAAATTCTCTGATGTGAAAGCATCTGAAAGAGTTGCCATACCTGTAGACGATGTGAATAGACTTGCCAAGGGTGGGTTGAAAATAACTAATATAACTAGTACCACACCTATAACAGTTACCACACAAGCTGGGTCATCTTATGAACCTATAGAGACAGATGATGTTGTAACTATCTCTGGTGTCAAGGGAATGCAAGAGTTGAATGGTAGACGTTTTAGAGTAACGTCGACCGGTAATCCTGTGACGGGATTTACTCTTGTTTTGAATTCGTCTGATGGTAGTTGTATTGGTGGTCCGGGGACTATAGGTTCAACTAGTCCACTAACAAAATACTCTGTTAATGTCAAAACCAATCCTCAAGCTACTTCTGCTGACTGGAAATATCCAGTAGGGGCTCCAAAGTTTTCTGAATATCTTGGTGGCGGTGCAGTATTTCTGGATGCTCATGTTTCTTTGGAGACAAGAGCAGAGACAAGAGAGAAGTGGATAAACATGGGACATGGTATGTTTGTCCCTGGGGGCAAAGATGCTTTTGGTGGTGGGGATCGCACACAAGAAACAATGACACATTACTGGAGTGAGCCTACTTCAGCGAATGCCGCAATATATCCCTTCAACCATGTCTATGAATCTGAGTCGGGGCACATCATGGAATATGATGATACTCCTGGAGCAGAGAGAATCAACCAGATGCATCGCTCGGGTACTTACTACGAGATTGATGACAGTGGTAATAAAACTACAAAGGTTACAGGTGACAATCATAACCTGACTATCCATGATGACTACCTTTATGTGAAGGGACAGATACTTTGGACAGGCGATGATGAAATGATGATTAGGTGTAATGACCAAATGACTCTAGGTGCCAAATGGAATATTCGTTTAGTGTCTGACCATAACATCGACATACACGCCAAGGGAGACTTGAACCTGAGAGGTCACAATGTAAATATCGAGGCACGGGAAAACTCTATCAATATGAGTGCTGCTCAAATAACAGCAAAGGCACATGGATACGCTTCAGATACAGAACCCGGCACAGGCTATAATGGCATGGGTGGTCAAGACGAACCATTCGGTGGTTTGATACATCTTGAGGCAGGTGCCTTTGGAGCTTCCTCTGGTAGAATACTTTTGAAAGTACCTCATGGTGATCCTTTTGCAGGTATGGCTGGTGGTGGTGACTTTGCAGGTAATCTACAATTGCCTGGAGGTGCTATAGTACATGAAGGTGGTACCACTGTAGACTTAACCGATTCACCCAAGTCTAGAAATACTTTACAGGCAAGAGTAAACTTTGCTTTCAAAGCAGCAGACTCTGTGACAGCATTTACGGCTGGTCCATATACAAACCTCGAAGGTGATATAGGTACTTGGGGTTCACTGGTTGATGCAACTCATACACATAGTCAGGGTATGACTGGTGGTTCAATACCTGGATTCAGATTAGAGAAACCACAAAACAATCCGTTTGCTGGAAGTACCGCACCCGATGTAAATGTAAATGCTGAAAAGATTAGAAACTTACATAACGAGGACGTAGACTAATGGCAGGAAACCCACATGGAGATCCTTCAGCCCCAGCAGGTAATACTCATGGTGGTAACCCCACGGCCGGTGTCGGAGAGACTGGCAATCTTGAAGGTATAGCTGCAGCAGCTGCAGCAGCTGCCGCTGCATCGGAAGCGGGCAACCATGGAAGGCCTGGTGGACCTTGGAAAAAAACTAAACTTGGTCAAGGTGAATGGGCAGATGGCACTTGGACTAATAAGCCTGGATTGGTAATAGCAACAATTGCCGGCGAGGCCTCAACAACGCCCCCTGCAGGTTCTACTAATACTGGGTTTGGACCTCATAAACAAAAACCCAGTTCTGGAGATAGAGAAATACAGGGTGGTGACCGTCCCGATGGTAATGACAATGTTGGTGGTTATGATCCAGGTGGATATGGAGATCAATCAACTGGCCTAGGAGAATTTGGCGGCACTTCAGGAACATCTCCTGGTAATGCTGATGTTACATCAGGTATTGATCCAAGTTCTGAGTTTGGAAGTGCAGGAACTTCACCTGGCTCTCAAGGAACAGCACCGGGCGAAGGCGGTGGTGGGTCATCTAGCGGGTCGGCCGGGGATCCGGGTGGAGCAGCTGATGGTAACGAGGGTGGTGGTGATGGCGGGCCCGGCAACTGATGGCGGGAATGAATAGTCTGAGTATAAATAGTTGATATGCCTATTACATATAACACAGGGTACGATGATGCCCAAGCAGTAAACGAGAGTCCTAGAAGTACTTTCATCTATAAGGACCTCAATATGTTTTTTACTAAACATCCCGCATCGAAAGATGTGAGTAAGGTCACGGACGTACAAGCAATAAAACGTGCTGTTCGTAATTTAGTTTTATTGAACCAAGGTGAAAAACCTTTCCATCCAGAGATAGGGGGAAACGTCCATGGTTCTTTATTTGAAAACTTTTCGCCTATCACCGAAGTAGAATTACAAGTAGCAATAGAAGGTACTCTCAATAGATGGGAACCTAGAGTAATTGTGGAAGAAGTAAAGGTAAATGATGATGATGGATATAGTCTGGATCAAAACAAGTTAGGCATAACAGTTAGTTTCTCGATAGCCAATGTTCCCAATGTAATACATGATGTCGAGTTATTTTTAAATAAGGTACGATAATGGCACTAAACACATTAGGCAAACTAGAAGTTACAGATTTAGACTTTGATACTATCAAATCAAATCTCAAAACTTACCTCAAGGGTCAGTCTGAATTTACTGACTATGATTTTGAAGGCTCAGGTCTTTCTACACTGTTAGATATTCTAGCATACAATACACACTACAATGCTTTCATGGCAAACATGCTTGCCAATGAAATGTTTTTAGATACAGCAGTCAAACGAAACTCTGTAGTATCTCATGCTAAACATTTGGGATATACTCCAACATCATCTAAAGCACCTGTTGCTTATTTGAATGTAACTGCTAACGATGCGACAGGCGGATCGCTAACTATGCCTGCCGGGCATATTTTTACAACTACCATCAGTGGAACATCTTATCAGTTTGTAAATATAATTTCAAGAACTATTCAACCCAGTGATGGTGTTTATACTTTTTCTAATGTGGCTGCTTATGAAGGAACTTATATAACAACCGAATTTACTCATAATACTTCTGATGCAGATGAGAAGTTTATTCTTGATAATAATAGTGTAGATATTTCTACTCTGGCCGTTTCAGTACAAACCAGTGCATCTGATTCAACAACGGTTACATATACTAAAGCAAACACTCTAGTAGATATTACTGCAACCTCTACAGTTTTCTTTGTTCAAGAAACTACTAACGGTGAATGGGAGATATACTTTGGTGATGGTGTTGTTGGTAAGAAACTGACGGATGGTAATATCGTCAAAGCCTCTTATGTTATAACAAACGAAACAGAAGGTAACGGAGCATCAGTATTTCAATCGTCTGGTACGATAGGTACGGCCACAGACATTACAGTTGCTACATCAGTTTCAGCGTCAGGTGGTGCCATTCCTGAAAATTTAGATTCGATAAAATACAATGCACCGTTTAGTTATGCTACACAGAATAGAGCAGTAACTGCTGCTGACTATAAAGCACTACTCCATCAGTTATATCCAAACATCGAGTCGGTTGCTGTGTGGGGTGGGGAATATGCAGACCCAGTTGTGTATGGTAAGGTGTTTATGAGTATTCGTCCAAAGACTGGTTTCACTCTAACTACAACTACAAAAGCAACCTTGGTACAGTCACTAAAAGACTACACGGTTGCAAGTATCACACCTGAGTTTGTTGATCCCGTTACTATTTTCATTACTCCGTTTGTAAATTTCAAGTTCAATGATGGGGCAACAGTCAAAACTGGTTCTGGCCTTGAAACAGAGGTTTCGGATATGATAACCAGTTACAGTGATACTGACTTGCAGAAGTTTGAAAAGATATTTCGTTTCTCTCAGTTCACAACAAAGATAGACCAAGTGGATCCCGCTATCGTTTCTAACATAACGACTATTCGAGCATCTTATAACCAAACACCTACATTAGATACAGCAACAAAATATACTATCGCTTTTGAAAATAGTATTGAGCATAGTGCTGGAGATATTGAAGGCCAGGGTATAGTTGCATGGTCCACAGGTTTCAAGATAGAAGGAAATGCTAATACACTGTATTTCGCTGACGATGGTGTTGGTAAAATATTTACTTACTATCTTACTGGTTCAACTAAAACAACAGTAGATAGTGAAGCCGGAACAATTGACTATAATACTGGAAAGATTGCTATAGATTCTATAACTATAACTGAAGTTGTCAATGCCGATGGAACTATTAAATTCTCAATGAAACCTGCTTCTAATGATTTGGTCCCTGTAAGAAATCAAGTGTTTCAGATAGACACTACTAGTATGACTGTTACTGCTGCTGTAGATACTATTGCGGCCGGGACATCAAACGCCGGAACAGCATATAACACTACATCCTCTTACTAATGAAAAAACTAGATAATAAAGTTTCTGTAAGAATAGCGGAACAGTTTCCAGAGTTTGTCCGAGCGGACAACGCTGGGATAATTCCATTTCTAGAACGATATTATGAGTTTATGGAAAGTGCTGAACTTACACTAACTAGTGTTGGTGCTGTTGACCAACTTCTGATGGAAGATGATGTCAACTTTATTCAATTACAAAATGAGGATCAAGGTCCTACCGGTCGTCAGGATAATAAAGTTGTTCTTGAGGACTCTGGTATATCTGTATTTCAAAATGGTGAAACTATAACAGGATCTACTTCTAAAGCAACGGCCACAGTTCTTGTTGAAGATATCAATGCTAACAGTAGACTTTTTATATCCTCGTCAAATTCTTTTGTGATAGACGAGGATATTACTGGTGCTACTTCTGGTGCTACTGGAACTATAAGTAAGTATCGTGCTAACCCGGTTGAGAATGTATCCAACTTAATGTCTTATGCAAACGTGGATGATACTGTCGATACTTTCTTTGACAGATTCAAAGAAGTATTTTTAAAAACTATTCCTCGGAGTTTGGCGACAGGTGTTGACCAAAGGAATATCTTAAAAAGTATTAAGGACCTTTATAGAGCAAAGGGTACTCGTAAAGGCCATGAGATTTTCTTTAGATTGTTGTTGGATGAGAATGTCGAACTATTCTATCCCAATCAAAATATGCTCCGTGTCTCGGATGGTAACTGGGCAAACGATTTTGTTATTCGTGCGGTACAGGTGAATGACTGTATGGTTATGGAAGATGATACTAACCAAGATATCTTTTTGACTATGGAGGATGGTTCTCATATTGAGCAAGAGGACTCTACACTTACCACAGGCAATCTGAGAAATCTTATTGGACAGACTGTCACACAAGACCTTGTTAGAGATGTTACTATTTTAGAAGGTGCATTACATCATCCAGATACTGCGGGCTATCAAGGACCTACAGGAGGATACTCTGCTATAGAAAAGGCCAGTGCTACAGTTGAAACAATTAATGAAATTCAACTGGGTAGTATTGTGGTGCAAGATATTATACTCAACAAAGATTCTATAGTTGGAACTTTTGTTGATGGTCAAACAGTATATGGTATAGATAACACAAATCCAAATAATACTTTATATGCTAAACTTACTGGACAACTTTCTGCTATAACAGAAACTACACCGGGACAGTATTATAAAACTACAGACCTTATACCAGTAACAACTAGAATGTTTGATGGTGGTGTAGGTGCATCAGCAAGTATCAATGAACTTTCTTACGGTAGTATTTCTAATGTAGATGTTTCTGCTGTGGGTAGTGGTTATGAAATGGGTGATACTATTACTGTAGATAATACAGGTACCTTTGGTACAGGACTAACTGCTGAAATTGCTGTGGCCAATGGTGGTTTTGCTCCAGAAACTGGATCGTTATCTACTGAGTTTAGAATTACTTTAGAAGCTGAAGTCGGAGAACTTACAACAGAAGATACTGTACCCCTTTATTTTACTCAAGAAGAAAATTATGATATGGCCGCAGCAGATCATATTGTGATGGAAGACCAAACAGTATATTTTGAAAATAGGTTGGGTAATAAGATTGCTCAAGAGTCTGCTACAGGCACAGGTGATATTACAGATATACGAGTATTGTCTATAGGCACAAACTATTCAAGTCTACCAACACTAACACTACCCACAACAGGTAGTCGGTCTGGTGGTAAAGTTATTGCTAGGGGTGATGGCAATGTGGGTAATGTTCGTAGAGTAGAAATTTCAGAGTCTGGAGTTGGATATGCAGAAGGTCCTACAGTAA